ATGAATAAAGAATACAGGTCTATTTTCTTCTACTGCGTCTTTAATCATATTATACAATATTCTGCCATGTTTGTCAACAAATTGATAAAGTAAAAGAGTGTTACCTTCTAAACTCAGAGTCAAATTTCTAATGAATCTATTACGTGATGGCTTACCTATAATATAATTTATTTCATCTTGATATTTAAAATTCTTACCTAGCTTGCATGATTCTTCGTTATGCTTAAGCACTAACGCTTTAATTCTAAACTTCGCTAATCGTCCAGAGTCAATCAATTCTTTTGTTGTTGTTATCTGTTTGACTTTACCGAACAAACCTTCTAATACTAATCTATGTGTCTGTGTGCCATCTAGTGTACCTGTCAGACCAAATCTATACTTGCACTCTGTTAGTTTTGTTAGAATCGATATCAACGACTTTGCCTTAAACAAATGCGCTTCATCTCCAACAACTAATTCAAATTCTTCGAACCATTCTTTTGGCATCTTGTAAATTGACTGCCATGTAGATATGACAATGGGGCAATCAGTTTGTTTGCTTGCACCTGACATAATCTGGTGTATGTATTTATCACTCTCAAATCCATAGTCCTCAAAGTCTTTGTATAGCTGTGCGACAAGTGAGATAGTGGGAACAATGATAAGAGTCTTGCAATTTAAATATCTCGCAATGAGATATATGATGAGTGACTTACCTGATGCTGTGGGTGATACTAATAGATTTCTTCTGCTACGTACAGCATGAATGAATGCATCTATTTGATAGTCTCTAACTTCAAATGGTATGCCTAGAGTATCAATGAAGTCTTTTGCTTCTGCTACAGAAAATTCATCATACGTTTCTACTGATTCATCAAATTCAATTTCATACTCACGTTCTTTAGCAAACTTTTCTAAGTATGGAATCAAACCATAATAGATTTGTCTACTCTGTGAATTGAATAGTCGTATCTTTCCATCCCATATTTTATTTCTAAATGCGGGCATGAATTTGTAACCGGGAACGTAGAACGTGAAGTATTCATTTAACTCCATTGCATCGGAATTCTCACACTTGATGTGTGCGTAGACTTCATCTACTTTTGAGATATAGAGTTTATTGTACACCTTGCGTAAACTTCTTCCATTCTATAGCATTCTTAATCTGAAAATTGCGTTGGTTGACGTTCTTAAGGACTTCTTCCAGAAACGCTAACTTTTCTTTTTGATTGATTATGCGAACATTGTTGTGTATAATATCTTTATCAGAATCAAGGTACATATCAACTTCATTCTTCATCAAACGTTTAACGAAAGGCTCCCAATTGAGTTCGTCAAGTTCTTCTTGTGAAAGTTTTCCATTGTAATACTCATACTTCTTCAAAGATAAATCTTTGCTTTGAAACTCAAGTGCTTTGAGTTTGCGTCTTTCGTCAAAATAAATTTTGAGATATTTACTGTGTAGTTCTGGTATCTTCAAAGATGCGATACCTAACTCTGTGGAGTCAACTGTAGCGTCTAGTCTCCACTCTTCCATCATTTGGTCTAAAGTCATAATAATTCCTCAAGTCAATATTCGTATTCATCATAATAACACATTTAAAGGTAAATGTCAAATGTTTGTTGCTTCGTAGTAAGTATAATTAAACGTTGCCGTAGAAGTAATGAAGTCTTGATTATCTACAGATGAAAACTGCATGTCGCCTAATTCGGTAGGATATGCACCATAGAAATCAATTTTAAAATTTGGATTATTTGCGTTTGTCTTAATGAATAATGTTGCATCAGAAGTTACGCTATCAATTAATTCATCTTTATCTTTTAGCCCGCCTCTTTTATCAAATCCTTTTGGATTGCCTAGCTTAAATATCCAATTATATAATTCATACCATGACTGCATATCTTCATCAACTATGAATGTTAAAGCTAATGTGCCAAAGTTGATTTGATTTCCTGGCACACTTAATGCAGAAAATGGTGTGTTAACAGTAGTAGACTGTAAAGATATACTTGGTAGATTTACAGCTTGTACAAAATATGTGAAGTTGGGAATTCGTCTAAGAACAAAATCAAACTTGTTATTAGAAAGAAAACTTTTATTTACTGGTGTTGTCGTTAGGGTAGCCATATTATCTCCTCTTGTCTTCTATTTATGCAGACAAAAAAAGAGGGCCCTAAGGCCCTCTTTTGAATACCGATGTATCTCGGTTTAATCAATTACATCAAGTTAGTAATTGCAATTCTACGATAGTAGACGTTCTTGTTAGCGAATGCTAATGTACCATCAGCCGCTGATGTTGCAAATGGGTTTGCAACCATGCCGTAGCGAGTCTTGAATCCAATTTTTGGTTGGAAAGAATCTTGACCAACTGCACGAACCATTTGCAATGGAACGTATGGGCAGTAGAACAAACCAGCGTCAAAAGCAGAAGAGCCTTTGTAACCGATTGTTGCATAGTGTGTACCAGATGTTGCGGCGAAATATGGATCGATATAAACCTTGATACGACCGTTCAATACACCAGCGAATGTGTTACCTGTGTCATCAACTTGTAAGTTGTTAGATGCAAGTGCTGGAGTGTAATCTAATACACCAGCCATTTGCAATGCAGATGCTACGTCTGAAGAACAGATAAGCACGTTACCTTTACCTCTACGAGTTGCTTTAGCAATTGCGTTAGACTCACGCTCCAATTGGAACATCAAGCCTTTGAACTTCTCAACAGACCAACGACCGTTAGCATCAACGTCAAGGTTGAATGTACCAGCAGTTGTAACGTTTTCTTGTGCGCCAACTGTAGCAGTCAAGTTGATAGTACGAACAACTTCACGGTTAATTTCAGCTAAGATTTCTGTAGAAAGAATGTTAGCCAATTCTTGTTCAGCATCCAAACCATGAACTGCTTTCAAGTCTTGTGCAAGTTCCATTGTGTATTCTGCTTTCAAAGCACGGCTACGTGCAGTAACAGCAACTTTTTCAATAGAGAATGCCATCTCTTGGAATGCTTGACCAGCGCCATCACCTAATGCTTCAGCTTGTGCTGTTGTCAAACCTGTACCACGTGTGTACTCTGTACCACCAGACAAATCAGCAGGTGATGCACCTGTCTGTGATTGTGCTGTAGATGGGAATGCTGTGTTAGCTTCGTTGAACAAGGCTTCTGTGCCATCTTGTGTTTTGTAACGGCTACGCATCGCAAAGATCAAGCCTGTTGGACCTGTCATTGGCTGAACACCGCAAATGTCGTAAGCGATCAAGTTTGGTGCCGCACGGCGAACCAAGCTGATTAAAACTGGATCATAAATGTCGATTGAACCATCACCAGCTGTAGATGAAGATGCGCCCATATTGTTAGTAGGTGCGGCTTCAGAAAGCAACGATGTTTGGTTACGATAACCACCAGAACCTTGTGCGTCTTGACGGCAAGCAATTTCTTGGTTCTCAAGAAGTTGCGCTGTTACGGAACGCTTATGGGAATCCTTGATTGCGGCTAAGTCGCCATGGTCAAGAACTGGTGCCCATTTTTTTAAAAGATTTTCTACGCTCATGTTTTTCTCCTTTGAGTATTGTTTAATTTATTTATAAAAACTTATTTCTTGAGTGTTCTAGAAATATTTTGTACATAGTGGTTCATAACTGGAGTAAATGATTCTTCAATTGAAGTTGTATCATCGTCCAATGGAGCCGACTTTTTGACCGTTTCTTGTGTAGATCCATCAAAATATTTCTTTTTTGTTAAAAGAAGTTTTTCTTTGTAGTCTTGTTCTGAAACAAAATCAATTCCTTCTGCAAGAGATTTTAATTTTGCAAATTGAACTTCGCTAAGACCTTCTGAGACTTCGCTAACAATGTGTTCTTTTTTGAAGATATTGATTTGTGCATTCAAATTTGAAACTTCAGTAACTGCTTTATCCAATTCAGACTCAAGTACTTCAACTTGTTCTGCGAATTGTTCAACAACATCTACTTTATCTTCTGGGATGTCAACATAGTGTTCTGTGAATAGGTTCTTTAAACCAATCATGAAATCTTCAACTAACTCAGCTTTGATACCTTTTTCAATAGCAAGTTTGTTCTCTTCCATCCACTCAGTAACGACATACTCAAGGTATTCGTCAACTTTTGTAACCAAATTTTCGTTGATAGATGCAACTTCTGCATCAAGTTTAGTTGCATAGTGTTCTTCAATTGAAATAACTGCTTCTTCTACTTTAGAATGAATAGCCGCTTCAAAAATTGATTGTGCATTCTGCTTGAATTCTTCAGAAAGAGATTCACCAGAGAAAATAGCATCAATGTCTTCTTTCATTTTTGCTTTCTTTTTCTCTTTCATCATCTTTTCTTCTTCATCATCTTCCATGTCTTCTTCATCATCTTTAGACTTTTCACCCTTTTTGCCTTTTTTATCAATATAGGCTTTAAGAGCAGGTGGCATTTCACCTTCTTCTAAGTTTTTGTTTTCAAGGTCTTCAACCTTGTCCATTACTTGTTCTGTCATAGCAGTCTCCTTTGTATGATATTTAAAATTATTAGTATATGTATTTATAAAAAATTATAGCTTGGAGATAAAATCTTTGAACACTTTTATCATGTTTT